ACAATGACTATGATGCAACAACCCCGGGTACTACTATCCGTGAGCGGATCATGAAGATCGACGGGATTTCAGGTATCAAAGTCGTGGATACTCTTTCTGCTGACAATGTTCTGATGATCCAAATGACTCCGGACGTTGTACGTTTGGTTCGTGGACTCGGTATGCAGAACGTTGAATGGGATACCGAAGGTCGTTTCATTACTAAGTATAAAGTACTTACCCTCCAAGTTCCTCAGATTCGCTCTGACCAGAACGGTAAGACGGGTATTGTACATATGTCTTAGTGCATGTTTAACTAAATCACTAATCAAGTGATTTTTAAAAAGGATATTATGGAACGTACAAGAAAAGTAGATCCGGAAGCCATTGAATGGAAAAAAGTTGGTGGTGGAAGTTTTCATGCGAATATTGGTGGTCGTTTAAGGATCATCAAGCCAAATGAACGGTTCTTTGCCAGGGAAGATGAGATCCCTAAGAATTTTAAGGATGTCGTTGTTCCTATGAATCCAAAAATTGCGGCTAAGAAAGAGCAGGAGAAAGCGGAGGAGATCACAGTAGCTAATGCTCCCAGGTACTCGTTGGTACATCGTGGGGGTGGTTGGTTTAACGTAGTCTCTGAAGATGGCAAGGTTCAGAATGAAAATGCTCTGAAAAAGGAAGCCGCAGAGGAATTGTTAAAGAAGTTGTCTTAAATGTTAGGACAGATAATTCCAAATATGTGGGAAGGTGGGGAGTGTTGGATCATAGGTGGTGGTCCCAGTATGCCTAGACAATTTGGTGTCCCAGAGGACATTATAAATACCGTACAGAACGGTGAATCGTCTTTAGAAGCATACTCCCCATATCTTTCCGCTATACATGGACGGCATGTCATAGCAGTAAATATGGCATTTCGTCTCGGGCGTTGGGTAGATATTATGTTGTATGGTGATGGTAAATTTTATTGGGATAACTGGCAGGATCTGCTTCATTTCCCAAATCAAAAATACACATGCAACCCTAACACTGCTCCAGGGAAGCCTGGAGTATACAATGTAAAATACGTGGCTCGGGATGGTGGTCATCCAATGGGCATAACGAAGAAGAAGGATATGGTGAGTTGGAATAAACATACCGGAGGTGCGGCTATCAATGTAGCTTATCATTTAGGCGTAAAACGTATTTTGTTGTTAGGGTTTGATATGAAATTGGCTGAGAATGGTAAGCAACACTGGCATGGATTGTATGCTTCTGCCAAAAATCCAAGACCTACAAGGGCCTTACCGTTCAGCCGCCATTTACCGTCATTCAAATATATATCACAAGATGCAAAAAGATTAGGGCTTGAGATTTTGAACGTGAGTCCGGACAGTGCAATACTTGAATTGAAAAAAGTGGAATTAAAAGACGTGCTATGATAACAATCGCTTGTGTATACTGGAAAAAAGAGGGAAGTGATATGTTTCCCGAATGGTGGATCCCCCAGCTAAAAAAGATGGTGGAGAGAAACGTCACCGTACCGCATAGGTTTGTTTGCTTAAGTAACATTGATGTTCCCTGTGAAAGAATTGAATTGCAGGATGATCTTCGGGGTTGGTGGAGTAAGATAGAATTGTTCCGTCCCGGGATATTTGAAGGGAGAGTTTTCTATTTGGACTTGGACACATTGGTTCTGGACAATATAGATGAACTGCTGGAACAAGAAGATGATTTCATTGGACTCAAACCTTTTAATCCAAAGAGGGCTGCAATCCCTTCTTATTTTGCTTCTGGGTTAATGGGGTGGATTGCTGATGGTAGCTTTGATTTTCTTTATGAGAAATTCACAAAAGAGCAGATGCCCCGTATCAAATGGGATCAAGAATATCTCAGTGGGATGTTGAAATCTCACCATAAATCAGTGTCTTATTGGCAGGAACTGGTGGATGGGATTTATAGTTACAAACGAGATATCCGATATGGTAAAGTGACTACCACTCCCAGAGTTGTTTGTTTTCATGGGAATCCCAGACCATGGAAAGTTATGGTGTATAATAATGTTACAAGGGCATGACAAAGAAAATTGACATAGGAAAGAATGTGGCCTTGAGGAACCTATTCAAATATGCTGAAGAGGTTGTTACTGAAGAAGGGAATACCTATTACAGATTTCCTGATTGGTTCCAGCTTCTTCCCGACGATTGTGACATCATTCTTCATGTAGAACTACCTGAAGACCTATCAATGTTTATTTGTAAAGCGGGATTGGGAATAAACAATCCTAAAATTAAAAAACCAAAATTATGAAATCACCAATCTTAATCACAGGTTGTGCACGTTCCGGTACCAGTATGGTAGCTGGGATTATTAATATCTGCGGGGCTTTCGGGGGGACGATGTCCGGACCTAACCGGAACAACGAGAAAGGTATGTTTGAAAATGTCAAGGTAAGACAGAACATAGTTAAACCTTATATGCGGTCCATAGGTGCAGATCCTCTTGGACAATTCCCCCTACCGGACCCAAACAACATGCTAGTACCCACAAATTGGAAACAGCAGGTAGAAGATATAATGAAAGAAGAAGGATGTGGTGAAGATCAAATTTGGATGTACAAGGGAGCAAAGATGTGCTTACACTGGCCGGTGTGGCATCATGCCTTTCCAAATGCAAAGTGGATTGTGGTTCGTCGGAAAACTTCAGACATTATTAACTCTTGTGCCCGTACAGGATTTATGAATGCTTTTGCGAATAGACAGAACCGGGATGCTGTCAATGCTGCCACAGAACAGGATGGTTGGTTGTGGTGGGTACATCAGCATGAACAGCGGTTTGTAGAAATGATCGAAGCCGGAGTGAACGTGAAACAGGTCTGGCCAGAGCGTATGGTTAGCCGGGATTATGGGCAAACTGAAGAAATGTTGAAGTGGTTGGGCTTGGAATGGACGGATGATATTTTTGGTTTCATTGAACCTAAATTATGGAAAGTACGACAAAAACAATAAGATATGGCAAATAGAACGACAGCGGAGAAGGTGAAGGTCATCCTTCCTGAGACTGAGCTTGAGAATGAGCACATCGATGCTTATATAACTATCGCATCATTAATGGTAGATGATGTGGCTGCAGCAGGAACAGTAGCTGCGGCTAAGTTGGCTGAAATGGAACGATGGTTGACTGCTCACTTAATCTCTGTAAGTGCGGAACGAAGACCTCTTGAAGAGGAGATAGGGAATGATACAGCGGTCAAATATGCGGATGTCTTTGGCCCAGGACTGGACTCTACTGAATACGGTCAAATGGCTGCACAACTTGATCCGACAGGAACGTTGGCCTCATTCGGAAAGAAGAAAATAGATATAACTGCAATCATAAGTTTTGAATAATGGGAGCACCATATTTCATACGGAAGAATTTGAAGCAGACCCTGGTGTATTGGGGAAACCCGAAAGATGACGGTGAGGGAGGCTACACATTCGACGAACCAGTAGAGATCCGTGGCCGGTGTGAATACCGTACGGAAATCATTCGTGCAGGTATGAATGAGGAATTGGTCAGTCGTGCTCGTGTTTATTTGGAACAACCAGTTGATGATGGTGGTTATTTGTTTTTAGGCACTTTGGATGATCCCAACATTGGGGACACTATGCGTCCGGACAGCACCGATGAGGCTATGCGGATACTCTCTCAAGATCAAGTTCCCAGGATATCATCCCCGGGATTCTTATATAAAGCATTTGTAAACGCAAATAAATACGGGAACAACTAATATGCCCTCAGGAATAAGCAGATCGGGAAGTAAGTGGTCTTTGGGAAAAGTCCCACATACCGGTGGTATGATCGGATACCGTATCGATGGTATTGAGAACGTAACCGCTGGAATAAATCGTGCATTAAGGAAAATGAAAATTCAGGGCCATGCAGGATTGCTGAGTGCTGCTAATTATGTATTGACTGATGCTGATATAGGACAAGCTCCACTGGTCCCACATGATACTGGTAACCTACGTGGAAGTAGGTTTGCTGAACCTTTTACAAGTCCTAAGGGAGATCCTTTTGTAGTATTGGGATATGATGCAAATTATGCAGCTGCTGTCCATGAAATGATCACCGCTCCCTCGGGAAAACCTATCAATTGGCAAAGGCCTGGATCTGGTCCTAAATTCTTACAAGCTTCATTGTTTAGGAATGCGGCCAAGATTCCAAGAATTGTTGCTAAACATATGACATTATGAATGAGGCTAGTCACGATATAAAGGATATGTTAGAAGCTGCTGGACTGGGGCTAATATTTAAAACCAATCTCTTTAGGGCAAAAGAGCCTACAGGACCAGACAATGTTGTCACGGTATATGATACACCATCAGGTGTTCCGGAAAGGACCCTGGACAATAATCAATGGTATTATCGGTCATCCATCCAAGTAAGGGTACGGAATAATAAGTATTCGGATGGGATGACTTTAGCAAGGAATATAATGGAGTCGTTACACAATCGGGCAAATACAGAGTGGAACGATACTTTATATACTGTTATTCAGGCAATGGGAGAACCTGTTTCATTTGCCTGGGATGAAAGTAACAGGACAATTATCATTATTAATTTCAATTTACAAAGGAGGTAAATATGGCTTTTTCAGGTGTCGGAACGACATTTAGAAGGTGGGGAGGAACTACCTGGGCAGATGTTGCCGAGATAAATTCTATCTCCGGACCAACCATGTCTCGTGATACCATCGATGTGACCACGCTTGATTCCACTGGAGGATATCGTGAATTCATTGCTGGTTTTAGAGACCCGGG